CGTCCGGCCCTGGCGTGCCGTTTTTGTACGCCTCGTACGCCGACAAACTCTCGCTGCGAGACTCCGTCAAATGCCGGCGCTTGATTGAATCGCCATGGTATCAAGCGCGCTGGGGACACCGATTCCAACTCACAACGGACCAGAACACGAAGTCCCGTTTTACGAACGACAAAGGCGGCGACCGTTTAATCACGAGTATTGGCGCAGGTGTCACCGGTGAAGGCGGCAACATCATCTGTATTGACGACCCCAACGCGGCGAATGATGTGGAGAGCGAGGCGACCACCGAGACGACTATCTCGTGGTGGACGACCGCGATGCCAACGCGCCTGAATGATCCGATGTTTGGCGCATTCATCATCATTCAACAAAGGCTCGGGGAGGATGATCTCACGGGCCATATCCTCGAACACGAGGCCGATGGCTGGACCCACCTGTGTTTGCCGGGCCGCTACGAGCCCGAAAGGTCTTTCCACACCTCTATAGGCTGGAAGGACCCGCGCACGGAACCCAACGAATTGCTGTGGCCCGAGCGTTTCAGTGAAGAGTACCTGAAGCGCCTCGAAAAAAGCATGGGGCCGTTCACCTTTGCCGGCCAGATCCAACAGCGGCCGGAACCCAAGGGGGGTGGTATTATTTTGCGGGAGTGGTGGAAACTCTGGGAGCCGGAAGCCTACCCACCGATGGACTTCGTATTGGGTTGCTTGGACACAGCCTACACGGAAGACACCATGAACGATCCGTCAGGCATGATCATCTGGGGAATCTTCTCGGGAGACGTCAAGGCGGCCGCGACACAGATCGTTAGTCAGGACGGAAAAAAAATCATTCGCCCGGACTCGACCTATTCGGAGTTCGCGCCGCACGTCATGTGTATGTGGGGTTGGGAAGCGCATCTGGCACTGCACGAGTTGGTCGAAAAGGTCGCCAAGACCTGCGTCAAAATGAAAGTTGACTTGCTCCTGATCGAGAACAAAGCGTCCGGTATCAGCGTTGCTCAGGAAATACGCCGCCTGTACAGCCGCGAGAAGTTCGGCGTCAAACTGTTTGATCCGAAGAGTCAGGACAAGACGGCGCGGTTATATTCAATCCAACATCTATTTGCAGAAGGAATTATCTATGGGCCGGACCGACCATGGATGGAACGAATTATTACCCAGGTGGCGATGCATCCGAAATCCAAGCATGACGAGTTTGTGGACTTGACCTCCATGGGGCTGCGCGAGCTGCGCGAGATGGGCCTATTGGTACGCCAGCCCGAGCGCGAGGCGGAACTGGAGGCGCAGAAGGTCTATCCAAGAGGGACCGATATACCGCTGTATCCAGCTTGAGGTAAGCTAGGCCGATATGCTAGTGGACCCCCACAACGTCACGCCGCGGGCGACGGCTACCGTAGACCTGATTTCGAAGGTGATGCGACCGTGGTTGTTCCGGGTGACCGTAACGGGCGAGCCGCCCCACGCGTGGATCCGGGTGTATCCGATCGCAGCGCCCGATGATGATGCGGCGGCCATGAAGGGGCTCGAATTGTTCGTGGCCGAGTGCGGGCGCCCCATGCCGGCCGGCGTGGTCTCGGCGGTGCCGAAGGCGAAGCTGGCGTGAGCATCCCCACCTCCGTGATGGGCATACCCGACTTCAGCGTCGACCCGTACCGGGACCTGGTCCGCAATCTCATCGAGGCCCGCGCAACATACGAAAGACTCTGCGGATTCGCGCCGCTAGTCGTCCACGTGAACGGTCCGATCAAGGTCGCACTCGAAAGGAGGGGATTCAAGGAGGGTGGTGAAGTCGCGGGCATGAGGATAATGGCGAGTCCGGAGTCCATCGCCGACATGGCGATCTGCTCGCGGGACGAGGATTTGTTCAAGCCGTTCCCAGCGATTCCGAAACCTGCGCGCGGTAGGGCGAAGAAGTGAGCGGCCTAGCCGGCCTAAACAACGCCAACCTCCGCCTCGTCGGCACCCCCGACCCGTCCACGCCCGAACCCGTCGCGATCACCGTCGATATCGCCCATGACGGCCCCGATACTCCCGATATCGACGAAAAAGGCAATATCCTCCGCATCGACCACGGCGACGGCTCGATCACGGTGTCCCTTGATGGTAAGCCGCTCGACACCGCTGCGGCCAACGACGGCCCCATCGGCTGGTTCGGTAACCTTGCCGAGCGGATCGACCGCGAGGAACTCTCGCGGATTACCGAAGATTTGCTCGTTGGCATCCAGGAAGACCTCACCTCACGCGCCGAGTGGATCGAGGACCGCGCCCACGGGATCAAGCTGCTCGGGCTCAAGATCGAGTTGCCCAATACCCAGGGCGCCACCGATGGCGCACCGGTCGAGGGAATGTCGAAAGTCCGACACCCTCTATTATTAGAGGCGGTGCTCCGTTTTCAGGCGAACGCCCGCTCGGAACTGCTCCCCACGGACGGCCCGGTCAAGATCCGCAACGACAGCACGAGCCCGAGTTTAGGCGAGGACCAGACCGCCAACGCGCTCGAGCAGGACATGAACCACTACCTGACGGCAGTGGCGACCGAGTACTACCCCGACACCGACCGCATGCTGTTCATGACGGGCTTCGGCGGTACGGGGTTCAAGAAAGTCTATTTCTGCCCGCTGCGGAGCCGCCCGGTGTCCGAGTCGGTCGACGCCGACGACCTCATCGTGAATCAGTCGGCCACCGACCTCGCCAACGCACAGCGGGTGACGCACCGCGTGATGATGAAGCCGTCGACCGTGACGCGTATGCAGATTCTGGGCGTCTATCGAGACCTCGAATTAGGCGACGCGAAGGCGCCGGATTCGGATCCGCTCAAGCAGGAGGAAAACGCGCAGCAGGGCATCACGGAAGACACGATGCGCCGCCCGGCCGACCGCGAGCGCGAAATCTACGAGGTCTGTTGCGAGCTCGACATCAAGGGCTTCGAGCACAAGCACAAAGGCAAAGAGACCGGCCTGCAGATTCCGTACGTGGTGACGATTGATCGCTCGTCACGAGAGACGCTCCGGATCGAGCGCAACTACAACGAGGACGACCAGAAGCTGCCCACCGCGCGCAAACGGTTCATCAAGTATCCGTTCGTGCCGGGGTTGGGGTTCTATGATATCGGGCTGCTGCATATCTTAGGGAACACGACGAATGCCGTCACGGCCGCGTGGCGCGAGATGCTCGATTGCGGCATGTACGCGAATTTCCCCGGCTTTCTCATGCAGGACAATGGCGGCCGGCAGAACACCAATATTTTCAGGGTACCGCCCGGCTGCGGGGCGCCGGTGAAGACCAACGGCGTGCCGATCAAAGAAGCCATCATGGCGCTGCCGTACAGCACGCAGCAGATGCCGGCCACCATGCAACTGGTCGACAACATGGTGGAGACGGGGCGCCGGATCGGGGGCACGGCAGAAGTCCAGGTGGGCGAGGGCCGCGCGGACGTCCCGGTGGGCACCACGATGGCGCTAATTGATCAAGCCATCAAAGTGATGAATGCCGTTCACAAAAGGATGCACGCGGCTCAAGCCGAGGAATTTCAGTTACTCAAACAGCAATTTAAGGAGCATCCGGAATCATTCTATCAGCGTGGCTGCAAGTCGAAGACGCAATGGGACAAGGCCAAATTCCTCGCGGCACTGAACGATTGCAACTTGGTTCCGCAAGCTGATCCCAATACATCGTCGAGCGGCCAACGTTTGATGAAAGTCATGGCCCTGATGCAGCTTAGCGCGGCAGCTCCGACGCTATATGATCCGCTCAAAATTCATACTGCCGCTCTAAACGCCATCGGTTGGCCTGACCCAGAGCAGTTTTTTGTTCCTCCTGCCGCGCGCGGTATGCCTCCGCCGCAGATGCTTCAGATGCAGGCACAGATGGCCAACGAGAAAACCGAAGCGGCGGCCAAGACCACTGATTCCAACGCGCGCATGTTGGAAGCTCAAACCAAGGCCAGCGATGCACAGGCCAAAGTCCAAGGGCTGGGCCACTACGCCAAAGATCCCGCGCAGCCGGCGACCGTCGAGGCGCCCGAACAGACTTCGCCACTGGACGTCGCGAAGGCGCATGCGACCGTGATGGATGCCGAAACGCGGCAGCGCGACGTCGCCGTGAAGGAGCGCGAATCCGCCACGGAGAATCAGAATCGGGATCAGGATCGATTGGCGAAAGAGCGCGAGGCGGCGATTGCGTTGGCGGGTGATGTGATAAAGGCGCCTACTGCCGGCGAATCGGGTAAGCAGGTCAACGTGAAAGACGCTGGTACGAAGGCGCACAAGATCATCCGCGATGTAGATAAGGGCCTCGGTAAAGAGTAGATTCAGGCACCACACAGTGAGACACCCATGAGCACGATGTCGGAAGAGGCCCGGTCAAAGGCAAAATCCAAGGCCGAGCGTCTGGTGCGCAACGACCCCCACGAGCGCGTTGACGCCAGCGGGTACCAACCTGACGGCGCCATGGACGCAGACGTCCAGACCGGCCCGCGCCCCAT